GACGGGTACGGGGACGGGTACGGGGACAACGAATGAAAACTAGCACTCAAGCGCAAGAGTTCGACCTCACCGGAGCGGGAATTTCTCCGGAGTCAATTCGCGCAAGACACACTGCAAGCACGGGCACGAACTGGCCGGCGAAAATCTCAGATTCGACTATCGCGGACGACGCGCTTGTGTCGAGTGCAGCCGCCGTCACTGGCGCAATTACGCAAGGCGCAAGGCCGAAGCGCGCCGCGCAATGACTGTCCCGGATCGCGCATGAGCCCGTTCGACCTCGCGGCGCTGATCGCGACCCGCAAGGCGCCATGAGCACCCTCCGCGCCGCGCTGGCCGAGCTGGTGGCGTGCGGCATCGAGTACGACGGCCCGCGCTATCTGCTGGTACAGGTGCCGCATGAGGTCATGGCTGCTGCCCGCGCCGCCCTCGCGCAGCCGGATGATCTGGATGGGGCCGCAGTCATGCCGCCCTGCACCTGCGACGGCTACGTCCCCGGCTCGCTGGCAAGCGGCTACATCTGCCCACGCCATGGGCACCGCTGGTGATGTTCCTGACCGCTGCGGACGTCGCTCGCCTGACCAAGCGCACGCGGTTTGCCGCGCAGCGCCGCGCGCTCGACCGCTTGCGGATCCGCTACCGGGTCGCCGCCGACGGCGAGCCCCTGGTGCGGCAGGCCGACCTTGACGAGCGGCCGCGCCACGGGCGTAATCACGAGCCCAATTGGGAGGGCTGGCCGAATGTCGTTGCCCTACCTGCGTCGCGTCGGTAACGCTTGGTACTTCGACCACGGCGGCAAGCCGCGTCGCTGGGAGCCGCTGGGGACGGACGAGGAAGTGGCCATGCGGCGCTACCGGGCGCTCCTCGCGCACCGCAACGCGGACGCCGGCACCGTGGACGCCATGCTGCGCGACCACCTGGCTGCGATCGTCGGGAAGGTGGCGCCGGGCACTCTCGCGATGTACCGCCTCTGGCATCGCCACCTTGGCGAGCGCTTCGGCAAGATGCGCCCCGACGAACTGACGCAGGCGGACGTGCTGCGCTACCTTGATTGCTGCCCACGGACGAGCTTCCGCGGCGAGATATCGCTGCTGTCGTCGGCCTACTGGACAGCAATGCGCACTGGCCGGGTGACGTTCAACCCCTGCGCTGGCGTGCGTACCGGCCGCGGCCGCTCCAAGCGGGACCGCCTGCTCGACGACGCGGAACTCGACCAGATCGCCGCCGGCAACGAGCGGCTGGCCGTGGCCGTGGACCTCGCATTCGCGCTCGCGCTGCGCGTCTCGGACCTCTGCACGCTGCGCTGGACCGACTTCGACAGCCACGTCAGGACGCGCAAAACGGGCGCTAGGCAAGCGTACGAGGTCACGGAGTACCTGGATGCCATCCTTGCCCGTGCACGCGCCCTACAGGCCCGTATCGCGTCCAGGTACGTGCTTTGCGACGCCGCCGGGCAGCCCTACACCCGGCACTCGCTGTCCCGGCTGTTCCGGCTGGCGGCGAGCGCGGCGGGCGTGCAGGACGCGCAGTTTCGCGACATCCGCGCCGCCGCCGGGACACGGGTCGAGGAAGAGGAAGGGGAAGCCGCCGCGCAACGGTTCCTCGGGCACCGCGACGCGCGCACGACCCGCGTGTACCTGCGGGGCCGGCAGATCAACCACGTGCGGCCGGCGAAGCGGCGGACGCGGTAGAATTCTCAACGAGGAGACGGCCACAAGCCGTTGATTCGGAAGCCGATCCCTTAAACACGATTTAGGGCATTGTCGACCGCTCGGAGCGAGCGCATCATGTTGATATGACTCAATAATCCCGCCCCGCGTAAAGCCAGAAGTTCTACAGGGCATTGCCCCCAACCCCTACGAAATAGGCCCGAACGAGGGCGGCGCGGTGGCCACCTGCGCGGCCAGGCGCTCCAAGTGCCAGCGCAGCAGCGCGTGCACGGCCGGGTGCTCCGGCGGGGCGTCGACGACCACGGTATGCCGCCCCTCCGGCCGGTACAGTTCGACGGTCAGCGTCGCCCGCTCGATCACCGCGCCGGTGATGGCCTCGCCGTTGACCGGGCCGATCACACGAGCCACCGCGCCAGCGCGTAGAACACCACGCCGGCCAGGAACGCGAGCGCCACGCACGCCGCCAGGGTGGCGGCGATGATCCGGGTGGCGGCGCGGACGTCCATCACTTCGGCCAGAGTGTTTCCACTGCCGCCGGCCGGCTCTCGGGCGGCGTGCTGTCGTTGCGGGCGTTGAAGTAGTAGCGGCCGGGCGCGAGAGCCAGCGGCGGGTTGCCCCGATTCCAATACACCGACGCCTGCACGCCGGCCCCTGCGTCGAATGGACCATTCGCGCCACTCGGATCGACCGGCCGGAAATCGCCCGGCGTACGCGACAGCGTCACCTGTCGCAGGTACGGCTCGCCCTGGTACTCGTACACCGTGCAGTACCCGCCGACCGCAAGCGGCGGTCCGGCGGGAATGTCGAACTCGAACGCGAGCACCTGGTCGACGAAGTAGGGGATCGGGAGCTTGAACGGCTGGCCCCACGGCATCGGGATGATCGCCGGGGCGATCGGCACGAACTTCTCGCGCCACCAGCGCAGCGCGCCCATGGTGTCGGAGGTCGCGCGCGGGTTGGCGTCGTAACGGGCTTTCGCCAACGCCCAGTCGCCGGCCACGATCGCAGCGAACACTTCGAGGCATGGTTCGCTAGCGGCATACGGTAGCTGCGCGGGGAAGCGGACGGTCATGGCGTGGCTCCCGTCAGCGATGCGTAGAACCGGCGCCACCCGTCGGCGATCCACGCCATCTGTTCGGCGTTCGGCAGATTCTCGGGCATCGCGCGCCAGTGGGTGTCCCGGGCCTCAAGCGCGGCCTTGTACGCCGGAGTATCGGGCGCTGGCACTCGCGGGTTGCCGTACTCCGCCGCGATGGCGGCGATCACGGCGCCCGTGAGGGCCGATGGCCGTCCGCTGGCGCGCGGGTTCTTGCGGGTGGGGTGTTGGTTGCGCATCACTTGCCTCCTGTGGGTTGACGCCGCGCGTCCAATTCGCGCTGCACCATCGCCGCCGCGTTGCTGTCGACGGTGCCGCCGAAGCTGAATCCGGTCTGGTCGCGGAACGTATTCACGAGACCCATCACGATCGCGGTGAGCAGCACCATGAGCGCCGGGTCGGGCGTGTCGTTGCTCGACAGGTACATCTGCGCGCCCGTCAGCACGCCGACGACAATCGCGGCGACTCCGAGGCCCCATTGGGTGAAGCGCACCTGCGACATGCGCAGCGCCCAGCCGTTCGGGTTGTCGGCGCGTGCCGCGGCGCGATCGAACGAGTCGTCGCTCGCCTTGCGATCCTCGCGGCCGAGTGCGGCGATCTTCTCCAACAGGGGCGCCATGCGATCGAGGAATTGCAGCGTATCGTCCTCGACCTTCTGGATCGTCGACTGCGGCGCCGCGGTGAGCTTGCCGACGGCCTGGATCGCGCTCTTGTCGTCGATCACCGGCACGCCGACCGCCTGGCCGACGCTCTGGAAGAGCTGCTGCGTGAGCTGCTGCGCAGCCTCGGGGTCCGCGCCGGTCGCGCGCTGGATCGCGGACTGCGCCTTGCCGCTGAACATCTGAAGCACGGTCGGCAGGAGCGTGCCGAGAATCGCGAGCGGTGCCATGCGTTGATCCTCCCTCTGGTGAGGCTGAGTGCCGGTCGGGCCGGCCGGTTGCGGGGTGGCGGTGCGGGCTGGCGCGCCATCGTCGTAGGCGTTGCCCGGTTGCAGGCCCTCGGCCAGACGGCGCGCGACGAACGAGCACGCCTCGGCCTTCGTGACGGCGCCGTCGTTGTTCACGTCGAGCGCGCGGTTCTGCGTGTACGCGGGCTGCGGTGAGGCGAACAGGATGTAGTCGTCGGGCTTGCCGATGGCCAGCGGCCATAGCACGGCCATGTACACGTCGTTGAGCGTGCTGAGCCGCCCGGCGTAGCGCGCGAAGTAGCGCTCGACGTAGTCGAGCTGTTCGACCGCCGTCATCGCGCGCAGCGCCTCTACGGTCGTGCCCAGGTCGCGCGCGGTCGCGGGCATGAACTGAATTAACCCGGTTGCGCCGCTGGTGGCGTTGACCGCCGCCGGATTCAGCCGCGACTCGAAATACATCACCGCCATCAGGTGCGACGGGTCGGCCGGCAAGCGCGCGGCCATGTGCAGCACGCGCGCGCGGAATGCCGCGTCGACACGGGCGCCCCAGGCGAGGATCACGCCCGCTCCCACGTGCCGTTGCGAATGAACCCGTGATCACCACAGGTGCCGCAGAGCAAGCTCGGTGCGAGCGTCAGCGGCTCCCACGACAGCACCTGCCAGCGCGAGCGCTCTTGCGTAAATACGCGGGAGACCTCCGGCGTGTCGAAGTGAACGAATCCCGCGCAGTGTCCGCTCTCGGTCTTGCCGGGCGCCGGGTGATAGATGGTCATCCCGACACGCTCGATGTCGGCGATCCCCTCGTACTGCGGATTGAGCGCGCGGTCTGGGGCCCAGCCTACATAGCGCCCGAAATGGCCGTCGCCTAGATCGATGTCGTACTCTTCGCCGTCTGGTCCAATCACGGCCCGCACTCCTCGAAGTTGATGCCGCTGTTGTCCGTGAAGTCGATCTCAATTCGTACGCGCCGCACCTTGCCGCAGCCGTGGCCGATGATCTTCTTGCAGACGTCTTTCGCCTCCACCCGGCAATCCTTCAGTAGCTGGTCGGACGGCGTCGGATCGGCGTAGCTGTACGCGCCATAGGGTCCACTCACAGCCACACCTCGCATCGCTTCACCCGCGCCGCGAACTCCTCGGCCGCCGCCACGATGCCCAGCAGATCGCGCTCCAGCAGCACGGCATACCGCTCGCCGTCGATTTCGACGATGCGCACGTCGACCTCGCGGCGGGTGATGCCTTGCTGCGGCTGGATCCCAGGCGACAGCGGCGGGCGGTCGCGTCGCCACAGCTCGCGCGTGGCCTCGCGGTCCTTGCGCTGTTGCCACGCCTCCACCGCCTCCAAGCGCGTCACCAGCCGCGTGTACGCCGCCGCCGCCCACATGAGCGAGCCGATCACGGTGGCTGCCACGACCGCAACGATCGCCGTCGCCTTGAATATCAGGCGCAGGTCGCGGGTGTCGCGCGGCGCGTCGTCGGTCATCAGTCGTGCCCGTCCGATGCCTTCCGCCACTCTTCGAGGCGCGTGATCCGCACGTCGTGCTTGTGGATGTCGTCGACCAGCAGCTCCTTAACACTCGTCAGTTGACGGCCGAACTGCGCAAACTGCTCCTCGGCCTTCTCGCGGCTGAGGTCGAGCTTGCGATTGACGCCGAGCGCGAGATACACGACCGTGCCGATCAGCGCCGCGCCGAGCGCGCTACAAGCCCAAACGAGAAACTGGACCAGCACGTCGTTGGTGACGAAAGCGGGCATGGTCACTGCTCCTGCATCTCAAAAGACTTGGTCAGCCGCGAGATTTGCCATCCCATCGGCCCCAGGTTGCGCAGCTTGAAGTTGCCGGTGTACGTGGCCTCTAGCAACGTCCCGTCCTCGGGGAACAGCGAGGCCATGAAGTCGCGCGCGAGCCCGTTGCGCCGCATGAAGTCGACGATGAACTGTCGGTCGTCGTGTTGCAGGAACGAAAAGTTCACGCGCCACACTGCGAACTGCTCGCCCTGGTTGGTCCGATGCGAGCCGCCCAGCGTGCGGTTGCCCTCGGTGAGGTCGTCGAAAGACAGCGGCGCATCGTAGTCGGGGTTGACCGAGGCCTCCCAGGCCTCGCCGAGAAAGACGCGGCAGATGTCGGGCGAGGTGATGTCATCGAAGGTGATCTCGTAGCTGCGGAAATCCACGGCCGGGAAGTAGTGCACGAACGGCAGGTTGCTCCGCGCGAACGCTGCACGTAGCCCGAAGTCGAAGCCGGGACTGTCGTCGGTGAAACATTCGATGTCGAGCGCGCCGGAGTCGTACACGCTGCTGCTCCATGCTGCGTCGCTGAACAGTTCGAGCTGCACCGTCCCGCCGGCGGCGATGGTGTGGCGGAATATGCCAAGCCCGCTCGCTCCTCGCGTACCGGGCAGCACGCCCCGCAGCACGTAGTCGGTGCCGGTGATGCGCAGCACTTCCTCGCGCAGCGTGTTCTGCGTGTTCGCCGGCCCGAAGCCGGCAACCGACGTGCCCGTGGCCGACAGCGTCGCGTCGTCGTGCAGGTTGTGCGGGATGAGACGGAAGTTCGGCATGGCCTACGGCGCCGGCGTCCACTTCGACGAGGAACAGGCGAACCGCACGCCGGCCGATACGGCCGCGCCGCTCACGTGCGCGGAGATGCGCACTTCGAGCTTGCGCTCGGCGGACAGGTAGTACGGGCAGGTGAGCAGCAGATTGCCGCTGCCGGCCGCCTTGTTCGAGTAGTCCACGGGAATCGGACCGCGCAACTTCGTCCGCGTCGTGGTCGCGATGATGCATTCGTAGAGCTCGATCTCGACCTTGCTCAGGTCGAGATTGTTGTAGTAGATCGCCGGGATGTACCGCGCCTCCTCGTCGGCGTTGCTCACGAGGTCGTAATACGTGCCGGTCACGGTGGCGGAGACGGCGGACGCTACCTGCGCCTCGCAGACTGCGCCTTCTTCATTGAGGTTGACTTGAGTGGCCATGCGCGAACTCCCTAGACGACGAAAACCGTCAATGCATCGATCGGTACCGGCAGCAACAAGCCCGCGCCGACCTCCGCCGCTATGATGGATGAGTTGTCATCGATGCTGCGAATGTTGCTGACCTCGAACGACATCCCGGCATAGGGTCCGTTGACGTTCGACAACGCGATGCGAATTGGACCACCGCCAAACGAGACGTCACCAGTGGGGAAGCCATCCATCGAGGACACGTCGCCGTAATAAGCGCCGGCGATCGCGATCTGCTCGTTGACGTCCAAAGAGATGATCTCGATGTCCGACGCGCCGTCCGGGACAGTAATCGACGACCCGACCAAGGTCGTCCATAACCCACCGTCGATGCGATAGTCGAAGTGATCGTGCTTGCGCTCGAGGTTGACGTTGACACCGTCCGGGAACGCGAACGGGAGGAACGTCGTCACCGTCCCATTGCCGTTGATTTGCAGGTACTCGTCAAAGGTGTTGGTAACTCCGCCCGTTGGCCCCTGCAAGAAGAACGCTGCGCGCAGGGTTGCCGATCCGTTGAAGTCGACCTCAAACAAGTCACACGTCGTGGACCCGTTCTTCCGGCTCGCGAACACCTCGGGAATGATGTCCGTGGTCGTGCCCACGTCCGGCCACACTGCGGCGTCGACCAGGTCCAGGTCGTGCGAGATCGCCGGAATGCGGATCGCGGTGATCCCGCTGGTAACGTATAGCGATCCAGGCTTCAGGCCCGTGCCGTACACGATCGGCTGGTCGGGGTCTTCGGCCCACGAGACACCGCCTACTTCAATCGTGCACGGCGCGTCGGTGAACATGGAGATCTGAACGACGAAGCAGAGCTTCTCGGTCGGGTCGGTGCCCGCTTCGTCGTCGAACTGGCTGTCGAGATCGTCGCCGCCAACCTCGATGTCGAACGGGTTTTGCTGATTGAGCGGGATCGCAACGATGCGCGGCTGCGCCGAGAGCGCGGTTGGCTCCGCCGGACCACCCGGCGGCCCGACTGGCGGCCACCCGCTGCCACCGCCACCAGCTCCGCCTCCGCTGCCCGGAGGTCCTGGCGGGGCACCCGGCTCGTGCGGATCGTCGGGGCGTCCGCCAGCAATGCCCGCCGGCAGCGGGATGTATGGCTCGCCCGGCGGCTCCTCCTCCGTCTCCTCGCCCGGCTCGATCGCGAGCTGGCAGAGGAGCTGCAGCGTCACCTTCGCGTCTTGCAGGTCGATCTCGTGCGAGACGACCTGAGCTTCTGTCTCTACGTCGAGCCCGAGCGATGGCTCGGTGTCGATCAACACCGGCACCACGTCGCCGAGTTCGAGGTCGTAGCGGTCGATGCCAGTGCGCGCGCCGATGAGCGCGAGCCACGGCCGCAGCGCACCGCGCTTGACCGCCATTGCGTGGCGCGCGATCTCCTCCGTCGACTCGTCGCCGCCGTCGGAGATCAGCGTCTCCAGCATCGGCGACTCCGACATGCCGGGCACGTACAACTGCGGGTTCGCGACGAAGGTGTTGCCAGCCATCGGATACTGCTGCACGTCCTGCCCCGGACGGCCGAGGTACGAGCGCTCCTCGGGCGTCAGCGCATCGACGAAGTCGGTCTGCTGCACGTAGTTTTTATTGACCCGCACGTTCAGGCGCCAGTAGGTCGGGTCGACCTTGTCCACGCGCAGCGTGCCCTTGTCGATCGCGTCCTTGCCCAGCGTCTTCGCCGGCGTGACGCCGAGGCTATCGATGTCGTGCGGGCGCAAGCGGCCGATGGTGAACTCGTTCAGCCGCGTGGCTGCCCAAAAGCAATTACCGGACGACGTGATTTGATCGACCAGGCTGATCACGTTCGTCTTTTCCAGCAGCGCGAAGCCGATCGGTAGGTCCTGGCCACCCGCTGCCCAGTACGCCGCAACGCCGCTGCCCGGCCGCGTGTCGTAGGTCGGGCCAGGTCCCACGTACAGGCCGAGCGCACCCAGCCCGCAGCGCTCCTCCACGACGAACGATAGCGCATCGGATGCCGCGCGATACGCGGGCGAGCCGGCCGGCGTCACCAAAAGGTCGCTCGTGATCTGCTTGATCGGCGAGGCGACAAGCGAGAAGGTGCCGTTGCCGTTGTTCACGTAGCTCGTCGGCGTGCCGCCCTCGCGCACCGTCGGCTGGAACAGCGTCGGATCGTCCTGCAGATACGTCCCGTCGTCCGCCCATACGTAGGTCAGCGAGGCCTCATCGAGCAGGTAGCACGGCAACTGATGCGCGTAGCCGAACACTACGGGGCGCGAGCGCTCGGCCTCCGGACTGCTGCCGCCGACCAGCACCTCGCCGCCGATGCTCTTGTTGAGCAGCACGCCGATGTCGCGTAGCTCCACCGACAGCGTCTCGCGCGACGGCGCCGTGACCTTCTTGCACATGCACGTGAACATGTGCGCGAAGTCGGCCACCAGCCACTCGAAGTCGCCGAAGTAGTACCGCAGCTCGGTGATCGCGAGCACGAGGAAGTCGTTGATGCGCCCGTCGTGGTTGGCGAGTTCCATACTGCCGAAGCTCGACTGGTAGCTGTTGCGGTTCTCGCCGGCAAGCGTGCGCGTGTAGCGCGGCGCTCGGCTGATGCAGGCGGTGTAGGCCTGGTTGGCGACGTTGTCGATGTATGGGCGGTTCGACAGGTACAGCGTATCCGTGACCGGCTCGCCCGCGACCTCGTGCACGTAGTCGGCCTCGCATAGCACCGTGCGTCGCTCCTGATCGCGCAGCAGCCAGTCGGGGAACGCGATCATTTGAGCGGATCGCCCTGCGGTGGCCCGCTGGCAATCGCCTCTCGCTCGGCCTCGGAGTCCTGGCGGTTGGCGAGAGCGAGGCTATTGAGACCCTGCACGAACTCCGCGGCGAGCTTGTTGAGCCCGTCCTCGAGGTCTTTCGACGACACCATGCGGCCGTTGGTCGGCAGTGCTGCGACCAGCGCCTGGTCGGCCTGGCGTTCGGTCACCGGCGGCTGCTTGGTGATGGTCAGCGCTTCGAGCGCGGCGATCACCGAGTTGAAGATTTCCACGTACTGCGGCGTCGACCCGCCGAAATACTGCTGCGCGATTTGCAGGTACGCCTGCGCCGCACCGGTGATCTGCCCCAGCGCCTCGAGATCGCCGCCCTGCGCCTTCACGAGCAGCGCCTGGTACTGTGCCTGTGCCTCGGCGAGCTTCTGCGCCGGCGTCAGCGGTGAGAGTTCACCAATCTTGAGCGAGTCGATGAAGTCGCGGATGCCCTGCCGCAGCCGCTCCAGTTCGGAGATGGCGCCGTTCACACCTCCGGACACGCCGTCGATGATCGCCTGCCACCTGTCGTCGAACTGCTGCTTGAGCGCCTCCAGCGCGGCCTCATTGCCCGGCCCGATCAGTGCCTGCTGCATGTTGGCGTACCACTCTTCGAGTTCGACGAGCTGCTCTGCGCGTGCTGCGTCGTACTGCGCCGACAGGACCACGTAGCGCGCGAGCTGCGCCGCCGCCTTCGCGTTGACACCCTCCAGCATGGCGATCATTTGCTTCAGTTGCATCGCCAGCGGCGTGTACGGGTTGCCCTCCTTGTCCAGCTCGGCCTGCCACTTCGTGATCTGCTCGGCGCTCAACTTCATCGTGAGCGCGAGCTTTTCGCTGAAATCGCCGCCGCCGGACGCGATCTGCTGAATGGCGCCCCAGACGGTGCCGAAGTACTCGGAGACGTAGCCGGCGTTGGTCGCCGACTGCTGCAGCGCCACGCTGATGTCATCGACCGCGCTGGAGATGGTCTCGCCTGCCTCCTGCGCCGTCTGCGACAGGGTGGCGATGGCGTCGTTGATGTCGAAGATCGTCGGCGCGAGCAGGATCAGGCTGTCGGCCAGGTCGTTGAGGCCCTGCCCGCGCAGCGATTCGATCAGCTCGCGGAACGCGGCGTTCGTGGTCGGGATGTGCGTTAGGCCAAGCGCGAGCAGTTGCGCGCCCATCTCGGTCCACGCCTGATGCACGATCTGCCAGTTGGCGTCGAGCTCGCGCGCGGCTTGCTCCTGGTCGCCGTAGAAGTTCGCTTGGAAGAAGTCGGTTGCGCTGTCGATCGCATCGCGCCTTGCGTCGGCCAGCTCCCGCTCGACTTCGGCCAATTCTCGCGTCGCCTCTGCCGTCTGGTCGGCTGCCTGCTGCGCGGTGCCGAACACGCTCACGAACAGCGGCCCGAGCTTGCTGATCGCGGCATACGAGGCGCGTCCCTCGGCCGTCGTCAGGTCGAGCGAGGCGAGTAGGTCGGTAAACGCCTGATGCGTCGCTGGCACCTCGATGTTGAGCGCGGCGAACGCCTCGCCCAGCGTTTCGGTAGCCTGCGCGGCGCGCTCCGCGTCGGTCGTGAAGTTGGTCTGCAAGAAAGCGGCGCTGTCGAGGAAGCCTTGAAGCCCGCCGAACGCCTCGGTCAGCGCGGTGATCTGCTCGGGGTCCATCGCCGCGAAGCGCTCGCCCATGCCGGCCACCGTGTCGACGATGGTCTTGAGCGCCTGCGCCGTGGCCAGGACCTCGTCGATCTGCGCCGAGCTGGCGGTCGCGGCGTCGATGCCCTCGAACAGTTTGCGCAGGTACTCGGGCGCGTCGCCGAGCGAGGCCTGGAGCGCGGCGAACAACACGCGCTTGGCTTCCGTCGCCAGCGCTTCCTGCAGCACCTTCTCGTCGCGGCCGAGGTCGCCGAGTGCGGCGTCGTAGATCTGCTGGCCGTCAACGAAGGTGCCCGAGTGCACGCGGTTCGGCGCCTTGCCCTTCGGGTCGGTGTCGAAGCCGAGTGCGAAGCCGATGTCGCGCGCGGTGAGGCCGAGCTGTCGGGTGATGTCGAGGTAGCCCTGGTTGACCGCGTCGAGCGTCTTGGCGAGGTCGGCGTCGCCCTGGCTCGGCGTGAACCAACGCCCGCCGCTGTCGGTGTTGGCGATACCCGCGATGTCGCCGAGCGACGAGAAGCCGCCAGACTTCGGCCCTCCGCCCTTGCTGAACAGCCCGGCAATCAACGGCACGATCGCGGCGATAGCGCCCACCACGGGCAGCGCCGAGCCCAGGGTCGGGAGCAGCCCTCCGAAGGCCGTGCTGGCCGACTGGAACAGGCCGACGCCCTGGCCGAGGAGCTGCGTGAAGTCCGAGAATGCGAACGACAGCGAATCGAATGCGTTGGTGATGCCGCCGAAGATGCCGCCCAGTCCACCGGAACCGCCACCGAACAAGCTCCCGAGCCCGCTCGCGACTCCGCCGCCCGGCGCAGCGACGCCGGTGACGCTCGCGACAATGTTGAACACGATCGGCTGCACCGCGAGCTTGTAGATCGCGGCGAGCAGCGTGTTCTTGAAGACCTCGGTGATCTTCTTCCACGCGTCGCCGCCCTTCTGCGTGACGGCGGCCCACAGCGCGGTCGTCTGCTGGTCGATCCAGTTGTAGAGGTCCTGGTAGGCTTTCTGCTCGGCCTTGATGGCGTCTTCGCGAGCGCCGCGGGTCGCCCGTGCGGCGTCTCGCCGATCGAAGGCTTCGTTGATCGCGTTCAGCCGCTGCGTGTACTCATCCATGCTGACGATGAGTCCCTCGTTCATCTGTTGCTCCAGCTTGAGCAACGCGAGGTAGCGTTCCCGCTGGCTGCCGGTGTCGTTGAGTGCTTCGGTCTCGGCGTTGAGCTTCGCAATCAGGTCGGTGTACGAGTCGGTCGCCTTGTTGACCTCCTTCTCCCAGTCCGCATACTCCTTGGCCCGGCCGGCGGCGAACTCTCCGGCAGCACGCGCCTGCTCCTGCAGCCGTTTCGTCAGCCGCTCGGTCTCCGCAGCGGCAAGCAGCGTGTCGGTGATGTACGCCTGTTGCCCAACGGTGAGCTTCTTCCACGCGTCCGAGTCGCCGAGCTTGCGCAGCGCGATCTCGGCCTTGGTGAGACTCTCGTCCATGAACAGGCTGTCGAGTGCCTCGCGCGCATTGGCCGCGATGCCTGCGACCTGTTCGAGCACGCTGTTGTAGGCCTTCTGGTTGGCCGACAATTCCTTCAGCAGCGGGTTGCGCTTGGCGTCGGCCGCATTCGCTTCGGCGATCTTCTTGACGACATCAGCCATCGCCGCCGCGCGCAATTTCTCGAGGTCCACGAGCTTCGCCGTCGCGGCCGCGCGCTCGGCGCCGGCCGGAGTTACCTCAATCGCCTGCTGCTGCGCCTCGATCGCCTTTGCGATCGTCTGCATGTTGGCCCCGAATTCCTGGGTGATCTTCTGCTGCTTGGTCAGGAACTCCTGCCCGACCTTGGTAGCATCGTTGTAGGCGCGTTTAGCCGCTGCAGCCACACCGAGCGCTGAGCGCTCGGCGCGTGCCAGTAGCTGGTCGCGGACGTTGATGTCGTCCTCCAGGACCTTGTTGTTCTTGCCGAGCGCGGTCAGGCCAGCGATTGCACCGCCCGGCGACAGGAACGCCGCCGACTGCAATGCAGAAATGGAAGCCATGCCCTTGGCGATGCCGCCGTCCGCGAACTGCGCCCGGATGTTGCCGAGCCCGTCGGCAATCCCTGTGAGCACACCCGCAAACGCGTTGCCAGCGCCGGTCGCCTTGTTGAGCTCGCCGACGAACAGGAAGATTTCGTTCTTGAGCAGCGAGAAAGCATCGGCCACCGTGACCGGCACGTCGGCCATCTTGGCCCGAATCTCCGGCAGCCGCGACAGCAGTGCATTGGCCACCACGTCGGCCGTGAGCTTGCCTTCGCTGCCGAGCTTCTTGAGCTCGCCTACCGCCACGCCTAGACCTCTAGCCAGCTCGCGCGCAAGCTCCTGGTTGTTCTCCAGGATCGACCGTAGCTCGTCGCCCTGCAGCACGCCGGAGCCCAGCGCCTGCGCGAACTGGCGCGCTGCGGCCGCCGCCTCCTGGCCCGACACACCGCTGATCTTCGCCGTCGAGAGCAAGACCTCGTTCAGTTGCCGCGCCTGGCCGACGGTGCCCCCGAGTTCGAGCACCGCGCCCGCGATGCGGGTGAGCCCTGACCCTGCATCCTCGATGGGCACGCGCAGGCGGCGCGCGTCCTCCGCCAGGCCCACGAACGCGCGTTGACCGTCCTGAGTCGATCCGGTCAGGGCCTTCAGGCGTGCTTGCAGCAGCGTGTTCGCGTCTGCCAACTCAAAGAACTGTGTCGCGAGGTGCTTGATGCCGGCGAAGGTGCCGAGCGCGATGAGCGGCGCGAGCATGCCCTGGAACAGCGCCGGCAGCGGCGCCGCTGCACCGCCGATGGCGCCCACTTGCTGCGGTATGCCAGCGAGCTCGGCGCGCAGTGCCGCGAGCTTCTGCTGCGCCGCCACGCTCGCGCGTGCCAACTCCTGCGGGCCGATGTTGGCGCTCTGCCGCAGTTGATCCAGCGCGGCGGTAATGAGCCGTATCTCGTTCTGAATCTCGTACGTGCCACGAGTCCCGAGGATCGCCCGCGCGATGTCGCGATTGCCGGCGCCGAGCGAGTCGAGCGCGCGCTGCATCGCCGCCACTTCCGCGCGCGCGCGCTGCATGCCTTCCACCTGCCCAGCGAACGCGCGCTCGGCCTCCATGGCGCGCTGGATGACGGCCGCCTGCGCCGTGCCGTAGCGCCGCGCAAGCTCGTCGTACGTGCTGCCGAGGTCCTTCCCGCGCTTCTGCGCCGAGTCGAAGCCGGGCGCGGTCTTATCCTCGGCGGTGAGGATGACCTTGCTCGTGGTGACGACATCAGCCATCAAGCGACCCCAAGAGTTTCATGTCGACTCGCCGGATGAGCTGCACTTCGTAGGGCAGAGGATCGCGGCCGGTACGCCTCGCCCAGGCATCAATCTCAGCGTACGAGATCGGCACGAACCCCATGCCCCGCGGCCGGGTGGCCGAGAGTTCGAGAAACCAACCCCACACGTGCAAGAGTCCGTAGGGCATCTGTGGCCCGAGCAGATCGGCCGGCGTCTTGCCCGTCCGCTGCTCGATCTCCGTGAACAGTTCGCGCCGCGTCTTCTCTCTCGGCCTAGTCTTCGCATCGGCTTTAGGCGGTGGACGATTGAGCCAGAACTGATGCTCGGCGTACGCGGCTAACTCGGCGCCGAGCTCTTCGTAAAAACCTCGCGGTCGCGCAAGCCGGCGAGGACTTGGTCACGGATGCTGAGGTCACGCCGCTCGTAGACGAGCCGCGCGTTCTCCGCCGTGCACGTGAGCCGCTCGCCGTTCATCTCGACGTTCTCCCAGTCGAGCGTCAGCGCGAGCAGCCGGTCGGTCTCCTGCCGAAACAGCACGTCCGGGTTTTCTGGCACGCGCGCCTTGCCGCGCGCGTTGAAGTCCCGCAGGAATTCGCGGCTCTGCGACTTCTCGTAAGCCACTCGCTTCTCGTGCGACGGCCCGCATACGCGCACGACGATGTCGGTCGGATCGCCGGCGTTGTCCTTGATGACGATCTCGCCTACGTCTTCGGTCTTCAGTGCTCCAATGTCAGCCATTCGGTCCTCGCAATCATTGGTTGAGGGTGCCCACCTGACGCGCCGCGATCCAAGTCTGCGAGGACCGTGGACCGCGGCGCCGGCCGGGCGGTGAAACGGGTTACTAAGCGTCGCTGTCCTGCACCGACAACGTGGTAGCCTCGCTCGTCGTGCCGCTGCCGCCGCTCACGTTTTCGAGCGCGACGAACTGGCAGGTCACGATGCAGCCACCGGTCTCGGTGTCGTTCTTGTTGAAGTTGGTGATCTTGAAGCGCGGCATCACGAACGAGACGAACTTGGCCGTGCTCGAGGGACTCACCGTCTGCACCAGCACCAGCGAGCGCTCGGTCTCAGCCAGAAACGCGTTGTACTCGGTCAGGTTCTCGAAGAAGATCGTGAACTGCCCGGTCACGTCCTTGCGCCCGATGAACACCGAAGGCGAGTAGCGCGAGCCCACCACGCTCGCCGTGGTCATGCCGTTGTCGAGCGTGAAGCTCACGCCGGTGACGGTGTTGTAGACGCTGGTCCCGCCAATGACCAACGCGCCGGACGTGCCAGTAGTGCCGTCGCCGGTGGCGGGAGCGGTGGGAGAGGTGAACTGCTGCGAGGTCGACTCCTGGTGCTTGCCGAGGCCCATGGCCGGGAAGGCCACGGTGGTCATGTTGTTCGGGTCGACTTGCACCCCGAACCCATTCCACTTCACCCCCATGTGCACCAGCGACTGCGCGATGTCAGCGTGCCACTCCTCGACCGAGTAGGAGTCGTCGGTGTGGCCGGTCTGCGGGATGTGCGTTTTCTTGCCGGTTCCCGCGAGCGCGATGGTGACGCTCGCGCCCGCCGCTTCCGTCGTGATCGTCGGCGCCGAACCGTCGTAGTGGTTGACCACGGTGATCGCCGTCGCCGTCAGGGCGGTGATGATCAGGCGCTGGCCATTGTTCGCGGTGGCAACAAAGCCAGTCGGCGAGATCACATCGCCGATCTTGAAGCCATTGGTGATGAAGCTTCCCGCCGAGCGGCTGAAGTGCGGCGCGCTGGAGCTGGCGGAGATCGTGGTCTGCGCGCCCGTCGTTGCGCCGGTCGCGAAGTCGCGACACATCGCCGACTGCATCGGCAGTACGTACGCTCCCGGCGACAGTTCACCGTTCAGCGTGCCGCCTCCGGTGAGCGCACCGCCGCGATTGACGGAGGTCTGTTGTGAGGTCTTGATCTCGTTCGAGGCGATGTTCGCCATGTTGACGTTCATGTCGAACGAGACGCGGCGCAGCTCCTGCGCGCCGCTGGCACCGGCGAACATCCCGGCGGTCGTTTCCTTCTTGATGCGCACCGATTTGAATGCGCCAACGGCGATGGTCATTGCTGTCTCCTGATCAAGTTAGCGCGGCGTATCGGGCGCGTTTTCCGATGTCATGTACCAAACCTCAAAGTTCATTGCGGTCTGCACGTACTTCACTTCACTCAATACTTCGAGCGGGGCGTCGATGTGAAGCAGCGAGACCGCTTTGCCGCCGAATGCGGCCGCAACGGCAGGATTCGCCAGCGCGATCTCGACCTCCTTGATGATGAGATTCGTCTGCTCTTCGTATCCCGTTGCGAGTGCGACGTGGATGATCCAGTCGACCTGAAAGCGCCGCTCCTGGATCCGCGGCCGCGGGAAGCTACGCGGGTCGATCCGCTCGGCCCCCGAGCGAATGTTCCCGCCCGGCAATTCGGTCCGTTGGAACGACTCAACGCGGCCGCGAAATACGTTCGCGCCAGTCGTGGTCAAGCCGGTCGTCGCGGCGAGGATCGCCTCGATCGCCTGCTCGCGCAGGTGGTCGGCCATTACGCGAGCTCCAATTTCAGGTCGACCCAGCCGGTCCCGTCCCTCTTGACGCCGCGCACGACGTACGACACGCCGTCGACGACCAGACCGTCACCGTGCTTGACGTTCGGGACATCGGCCAGGGCGCAGCCGAACAGCGGCTCGCTACCTTCCATGTCGAGTGCGTCAACACCTTCCCGCCAAAAAGAGCCGTTAACCTCGATCTGCGCGCTCGCACCCGCGGCCGTGTACAGGCCCACTGTCCCGCCGTACCGCGGGTCCGTGTAGATCGCGAAGTTCTCGATTAACGGCACGACAGGAGCTCAGCGCGCACTAGGCGGTGCGCGGAACGCCCCACATGGAAACGGCGAGCAGGATCGGGCCGGTCGTCACGGTGCCCGTATACTTGACGTGCGTACCGAGCGCTGCGCGGTCGATGGTCTTGATCTGCTTCTGATTCGCTGTCGAGATGCCGGTAAACGCGGCCGTGGCGTCGGCGAAGGTCACCGTCCGTGCGCCGGTGCCGCTACCGTCATCGGCCGTTTCTAGAATCGCGGCCATCGAGCCGGTCACGGCGCCGGAGTGAACAATGAAATGCACGTCACCGGCCCAGTTAACCGGGACCGCGACCCAGGCCGAAGTTGCCGCGGCAGTATTCGCGGCGGAGACGGTATCGATCAGCGTCGTGCCGACCGCGCCTTGCAGAGAACGGGTAAGCATTTTCAGTTTCCTTTCTTCGGCTGGTGGGCCTTTGCTACAACGTGAGGGTGATCGTCGGGCAGTTCCTTCGGGTCCGGCATCGGCGTCGGCACCGGATTCGGCATCGTCGAGACGAACTTCGCCTTGTTGGCGGAAACAAGTTCCGCCGCCAGTCCGGTCGGAAGGGTCATTACCTTGCCGACCGGCTCGACCACACCCGAGAAGTACGTCGGTCGGATGATCTCGACCGTGCGTTCGCTGGGTTGCTTCAACATTTGGCGTCTCCTTTTTCCTTAGGCGACCTCGTAAGAGGTCGCCCTATCCTTTGTGGGTTTTAGGTCGCGCCGGTCATCAGCGAGAACGCTGCGGGGATGCGAATCGCGATGTCGACCGAGTACAGCGCGCGAATGCCGATGATGCCGGCCGGGAAGTTCGCCTGCTGATTCACCGCGACCTCGAGGACACCCCACTCGCCGACCACCTGCTGCGACCAGTCGCCGAAGAGCATGTTGCCCGCCGGCATTTGGTTGCTCGACATCGCCGGGTAGCCGTCCATCGTGCCGCGTTCGAGCCGGCCTTCCCACAACTGCGCCGCAGTGCTCGCGAACTTCACTCGGGCCTTGGCAAGACCAGCGACCGTCGGCGTTGTCACATAGCCCAGGCTGCCGGCCAGCGCGTTGGCGGAGGCAACGTCGGTCTGAAACTCGATGATGTCGGCGTAATCGAACGACGTTCCCGTCACAGAGCCGACGCCGGTCGTGCCGATGATCCCGAGCGGTTGGCCTGCTGCACCCGAACCGTTGAGGCCGGCTAGGTCGACCGCAGTCGCAACGTCGAGCGCGAGTCCTGACATGACCAGCGATTCAGCCGACGGCGCCGACTGCATGAGCAGTTGACGGCTGATCTCGTTGTATGCGCCGCATGTCTTCGGCGACATTGCGATCTGGCCGAACGTTTGATTCGACTCGGTAATCGCCGACGCCTCGGTCGCGAGCCAGTAACCGGTCGCGCCTGCGGTCCGCTTCGGAATCGTGACATTCCCTTGCAGCCCCGGAAGACGCGTCGCACCCATCGCGAAGCAAACCGACGCGTTGCGAAGGACGTCGACAAAGCCGACGTTGTCCGTCTCGACCAGGTACCCGCCGGCCGAGCCGAGCGCGGCGGTCAGGTCGCGGCGCCCGGTCATCATCGCGCGGATAACGGCATCTCGCGGCAGCGCGCGCGCGAGGACGTCGAGCGGAACGAGGATACTGTTCTTGTTGGCCGGTGCGATGTTGGTCCGTTTCTGGACCTCCTGCGACGCGGCCAGTTCCAGGCCCGCCTTCTCCCAATTGCCAGAATCGAGCGCGCGGATCGCTCGGAAGAGCGACCACGACTCGACCTCCTTCTTTTCCATCCCGATCATCGGAGCGCTCGCCTCGACCTCGGAGCGCTTCTTCTTCAGTTCCCATGCCTCTTCCGAGACTTTTTCCAGTGATGTGCCGCTCGCGATCCAGTGACGGACAAAGCGGTCGTCTGCGTCGACCGCGCCAGCAAGATTCTTGATTCCCTTGATGCGAGAGGCTTCGAGTTCCGCTGCATTCGCGGCCGGTTCGGCGGTTCCGCCCGCCGGGGCGTCTTTGACGTCAGTCGTCATGCTGATGCTCCTGATTTCGGCGGGATGCGCCGGTTGGTTTGTGAGGACGTCTCGCACCGCCTCGGCTGCGGTCGGCACCGGAGGCGGCGCCGTTTCCTTCGTTCGATCGCTTGCGGCGATCGGGAATACGGTGCATTCCGTCGTACGACCGGGCTCGTTGTCGCGGGTCTGCGCCTTGGCGTCGGCGCCAACCGCCACGAGAGAAATCTCAAACGGCGCCCAGCGTGTCACGCGCAGAACGCGATAGCCGGTCTTCTTGTCGCGCTCGACTTCCTTCATCTCAAGGACGTCGTACCCGACCGACACATTCCGCAATATCTTGTCATCGACGTCTTGCTTAATGGGCGCGACCTCGGCGCGCTGCGAGAAACGACACGTCGCGCCACCGAACTGGTCATCATCGATCCATGCGCGCTCGATGACGCCGATGACATCGGCGACGTTGTAGCGTCGGTGCGAATTGAGCAGCGGCGCGCCAGTGTTGAGGCGCGACAGGTCGACCGCGTCTCTCGACATGTCAAGTTCTTCGAGAAAAATCTCGTCGTTGAACCAGTCGTAGCGGCGGACCTGCGCGCCCGCCGCCCAAGTTACGTCGAACGTGCGCTGCTCGGCGTCGACCTTGCCGATCGGCATCAGCCGATGCTGCGTCGGCATCGCGACGACGCGCGCGGTATCCAGTAGTTGCGATCCGTCAGGCATTGCTTGCCCTCATATGGTGGATAGTTCCCTCGCGTGCGGCCGGCTCGGTGGGGGCCGATGGCTCTGCCGGCGTCTCGGGCGCTTGGTGATGCTTGCCGGCGTTGTCGAACTCGGTCGGGTCGGTCGTGTAGACCAAATCCTTCGCCCTCGCCGCCTCGTTCTCCTGCTCGCGCATCTCGTCGACGTCTTCGCGATCGCGACCGTCGCCGTACTTCGCGATTTCGTGCGTGCGCGTCGAGAGTCCAGCACGAATCGCGCGCTCCGAGGCCTCAACGTCTTCCTTGGGGTTAATGTATGACCAGCCCCGCGCCTTGAACGCGACCGCCTCGAACTTGTGCGGATCGTTCGCGTAGGCGGCGAGGTCGATCTCCGGGATCGCGCCGGCGATTACCGCCGCCATCAACCACTCGCGGTGCAACTCCTCGCGGAACGAGCGGATGAACCAGCGCTGCAAGACGCGATAGTCGTCGCGGCTGTCCTGCTGTCCCATGCGGGAACTGGATAGATTCGATTGCGAGTAATCGCCAGAGATCGCCTCGTAGGAGGTGCGCGCGCCCATCGCAACCTCGCGCAGCATCATCCGCATGAACGGGTCCATGTTCGGATTCGGCCGGTTCGGCGAGACGAACTCGAACTCTTCGCCCGGTTGCAGCGTCTCGACCGCGCCCGGCTCGAGATCGAACTCGGGGGGCGCCTCTTCTCCTACCGCCCCGTCTTCCGGCATCGCCGGCTTGCGAATGCCCATGTACGACGCCGCGCCGCGCGCTGCGACGATCTCGGCCTCGCTGTAGCCGTCCATGTCGTTCAGACGCCGCGCCGCGGTATGCAGCCACGGCTCGCCGCGCGTCTGCGGCCAGCGGTCAACACAAGCGAGGTGATAAATCTGGTCGGCCGGGACCGGATACAGGTAGTCGGTCGACTGCGCGAGGAGCGTGCTCCGGACCTCCGCCGGGTGAATCTTGCGCATCCAGAATCGGAGCGGGCGGCCGAACTCATCCATCTCGACGCCGAGCTTGCAGATCGATCCTGCCGCTACGACCGCCTGCGTGTATTCCTCCGCAAGACGTTCCGGTTCAACAATTTCAAGCGCGAGGGGCACGCGCGAGTGGCCGAACTTGCGCGGATACTTGCGAACGAAAATCTCGCCAGCCTCGAAGACCTGGCCCATCAACATGCGCTCAAGGTCCGAAAAATGCAGGCGCCCGCCGGTGTGGCAGTTCTCGGCGCGGCACCATTCGAGCCACTCGCGCTCGATCGCCGCGTTGATCCGCGTCTCTTGATTGTTCTGCCGATTCTTGACCTGCGCCTGTAGGCCAATCCCCTCGCCGATCACGTTATTGACGACGGTCAACTTCGCCTTCTTGGCGTAGGACGCGTCTCGAATCAGTTGACGCGAGCGGCTACGCAGTTCAGCCAGGCCCAGCGAGAGTTCGCTATCCGCCGACGCATTCGTCGCGCCACCGAAGCCGACGGTCAAGCGCGACCGCTTCGCGGACGCGTACATGCGCTGCTGGCGTGAGGCGTTGAACGTTTGGCGAGCTGCGGGCTTCTTCGGCGCCGGAGCCGTTTGCCAGCGCGCTGCGGCGTCTAAAACGACGGCGCGCTGTTCGAGCAGATCGTCGTAATAGCTCATGGGCGGTTGAACCTCAGATAGCTCGTGCGCCCGTCGGACAGCCCCGCAGCCCGGCGCGCGGCCGCCTCCTCCGCCAGGACCTCGGCGCGGTAGTAGTTGCGCAGCGCGATCAGCTCCTCCGTGTCGTACTTCCACACTTCGCGATCGCGGATGGTGAAGCGCTTGGCCGCCTCGCTCGCGGTGCCTTCCATGGTCGCTTCGATCGCGGCCAGGGCGCGGCGCGCGAACGACCGCGAGTCGTACGCCTCGCCTTCGGCCGGGTTGGCGCGGATGGTGACGATGTTGTGGGCAAGCCGCCCGCCGGAGATCGCAACCGCATCCAGGGTGTAGCGCTCGCCGCCGACGTTGCTCACCTGCGCGATGACCGAGAATTGCCCCGCCTCGTAGCCGCTCGTGACCGTTGCCGCGATCGTGGTCTCGTAGTCGTCGCCGTCGGCAACGGCGGAGAGCGTGATCGGGTCGGCGGAGCCGGAGAGCGGCCGCAGGATGTGCGCGAGCGTCCACCCGTCCGACGCCGGGTAATCCGGCACCGAGTTCGGGAATGTCAGCGTGTCGCCGGCGATGATGGTCTGCAACATCAGCGCTCCCGGATCTTCAGGAAGATCGTGCGGTCGTCCTCGCGGTCCGCCGTCGTCACGATGTGCATGGTGAAACTCGCGGTTTCGCCGACCGTTCCGCCGGAGATCACCGGGGTCACGATCAGCCCGCCCGCTTCGACGGTGAGGCTGTCGAGCACGATGTCGCCGGTGACGCTCCCCGTTGCCGAATCGATCGTGTCGCTCACCTCGGCCAGCCAGTCGGTCCAGTCGAACGGATAGTCGAGGACCGCATCGGCATCCTTGAGGATGGTGAGCTTGTCCGGCTTGACACCTGCGCCGTCGACGACGATGTAGCTCGTGGTCATGGGGCAATTTCCACGGCGCGATCCTCGGGCGGCACCGCATACACGCGGCCCTCAGCGACGATCGAATAGGTGCGGACCTCGCGCACGACGTGGTACGTGCGCGAGGCGGAGCCGGTAAAGACCGCCGGGGCGCGATCCCAGGACGTAGCCCAGGACGTGCCCCAGGAAGTCCCCCAGGTGCTCATGCCGGGCCCCATTCATCGCCGGTTTCGCCGCTACCGATGACGACCACGTCGTTGACGCGTTGGATGTTCGCGTCGACGTGGCCGGCGATGGTGAACGTGAGGCTGTCGAGCTTGCCGGCGCGGCCCGAGGTCAGGCGCGCGGCGTCGGTCGCGATGGCGGACAGTTGCGTGTCGAGGTTCGCGCTCGCGAGCCCAACCGCGCTGCGCACGCCAGCGGCGTCGAGATCGTTGAAGCCGGTGACGCCCGTACCCTTGGCCAGCACGATGTTCGTGCCCGCGGTGAGCAGGCGGGTTGCATTCGACCAGATATCCGAGACCAGCGTGCCGAAACTGGTCAGCGTCCGGGTGCCCGCGGCCCATACGGCCGTGGCCGCGTCCGAGGCAAGCGTCCCGAAGCTCGTCAGCGTGCGCGTGCCCACCGCCCAGACGTCGGCCGCTGTATGCGTCGAGAAGCCGGTCGCCGTCGTCCAGGCCGCATCGCCGCGGTCGCGCAGCGCCTCGGTCGAGTCCGTCGTCTCGTCGAAGGTGCCGGAGCCGGCGCCGGTCGCGCGGAGCTCGGTGCGCGCGGTGCTGTTGCCGGTCTGCTTGCCGGCGAGCAAGCCCAGCCACTGCGCGAGCGAGGTGATGCCGGTGAAAAGTCCGGACGGCACGCGCGAGAGCAGGGTCGTCACGCCCGACGAATCGCTGGGCGCGTTGGTCAGCGTGGTGACCGTCGGAATGACGTTGTTGGTGCCGGCGTAGCCGGTGCCATCGAAGAACGCTTCGGCGTTGTCCGCCGCCGTGCTGTCGCTGCTGATCGCGCCAACGTTGGCATCGATCCGCCCACCGACTAGCGCCGCCGGCAAGCGCGTTTGAATGTCGGCGGTATCGGTCTCGACGTCGGTGGCGGTCTTTACCGTGGTGCCAGACAGGCCGACGGTCGTGGTCGGGCTGCCGATGTTTGCCCAGTCCAGCCCGGCCTCGCCGCCCGAGCTCACGTCGAGAGTGCGGCCCGCCGTCGTCGGCCGCAGAGCGCTACGATTCTCGATCGAGAACGACCCGATGACCTCGCCGACAACCGACACGCTGTCGACCGTACCCGCAGTAATCACGAGGTCGACGTTGGTGCCAGCCGCGAATCCGTTGCCGCTGGTGGCCACCACGCGCACGTTATTGAGGCCGGTGCGCGAGTCGAAGTCGACCGATAGCGTGATGCCGGCCGTGATCTCGGTCGTACCGTTGTCGACGTAGGCCGCCACCGCGGGCGACCCGGCGAGCGTGTGCGGCGCACCGGTCGAGAATCGGCGCGTCGTGAACTTGACGTCGATCGTTGCGCCGAGCGCGATGTCGCCTCTGTAGCTCACGCGGCGAGTCCTCCGGGTCCGGCGAGCGCCTGACCGTGGCCAGCGATCTTTACAAAAGCGCCAGCGGCGGCGAGCACGAAAATCGCCATTTCATCCTCGAACACGCCGTATGGATCGTCGGCCAGTTCCGCCCACATCGCCTCTGTCAACGCCGGTTGGAATACGTAGCATGCGTGCATGTGCGCGTTCGCCGTGGCAAAGCTGCCGTCGCTTGAGAACTGTGCCAAATTACCGAGTCGCGTCGTCTGCGACGAACTGGTTGCAGTGCCGGACGGCGTCGTACGATTGACCGTTACGTTTTTCCCATCCCGAAAGATGTCCAGGGTCCCGGCCTTGTTTGAACCGCCCCACAGATGCAACAGGTCATCGGGCGCGGTGTCGTTGGCGGTCCCATTGTCGGCGTAGAACGGACTCCCGCTCGTATTACGCCAATACAACTGGAAGCTCCGAGTATCGCTACTGTATAAGCCGTTACTCCCACGACTGAGCCCGATTTGCTCGGCGTTGCCAGAACCGTTGCGCTGATTAAACCAGAGGGTCCTCCCGCTCCCCGACCGCGACGGCGCAGCGAGCACCGCAATGGAGAAGTTCGCCCCGTCGGAAATGGGGCGTGCGTTGCCGAACGTCACACCATCATTCGTGGTCGCGTTAGGGTTCCACCCGCTGCCAAACTTCGTGTGCGAATAGGGCGCCGCACCGGTCTGGTACGCCGTAACGCCATACCGCCGGGCGTGCTCAATCAAGGGCATCGACGCGACCCACGCGAACTGCAGACCACGCATCCGCCACTTCGGATTGATGCCGATCATGAATCGCGGCTGCGGCCGCCGAATCGTCGTGCGGTACCTCTCGACGAAGTCCGGAGATGTAAACTGATATGTCCCGCTCGTGACTCGGAACAACACGTCTTGCGTGTTGCCGCTGCCAACGGACGTGACTTCGACGCCGATTTGCAGAAACAAATACTCGCCGTCGAAGTTCTGCTGACCGGGTGACGTCCACGACAGCGCGATTGTGGTATCCGACGTCGTGCTCGTGTTCGCAGACGTGGCGGACGACACGAGTACGGCAGAAAGCGCCACCGCATCCGAACCGTTCGCGTTCTTCCCCTTCCAAAAGCGATACCGGAGCCGAAAGCGCCCGGTGTACGCGGCCGACACCGACCGAAAGCCGTACGTACCTGACCACGTTGCATTCACGAAGTGCCCGGATATCGCGTCCTCGGAGCGCCAACAGTCACCCAGCGTTTGCGAAACAGCGCCCGCCGTATCCGGCTGCAACGATGCGCTCCACTGCCCATCCGTCCGCGCAACCTCCGCGCCGCCGTTCATTAGGCACGATTGCCCACTTGCTTTCTGATCGAGCTCCCACCCTGTTCCCGTGGTCGCCGCAGCGATCACGCCCCCGCCATCCTGCAGCGAGCGATGGTTCGTCGCGCCGCTGGGTACGGCGTCTTTGAAATAGAAGGTCTTGGTCGCCATATGCTACGCAAGCCGCTGCGTCTGCTCTCTCGCGCTCACAAGGATGTTTCGTGATCCGGCCTGCGGGCAGGACACGGACAGCTTGTATCCCTTGTATCGGCCCGGCTCGATCGGGAGCGTGACGACGGCCGGATTCTCGCCCGGCGTGTTGGCGGCGACCGTGTCCAACCGATAAGGCCCCTCCGCGTGCTCGCCCGTATCGTACGTCGTGCCGTCAGTCGTCCATTTGATGTACACGTCGCAAATGTCCCCGGATGCCGGCGTGCCTTGGTTGTCAGCCTTGAATTGAATGCAGCCCTTGATGTCGGTCGCATCGAACGTCATAGCGTCGGAGTCAACGCGGGTCGACGAGCTCACGGTCTTGGAACTGCTTCCGCTGTCCCAGGTGATGTTGCGGTCGCTCCGAGTGATGGCCATCGCTTTACGCCCAGACCACGCTTACCAGCGTCAGATCCGTCATCGGCATCGCGGGCGCTTCCTTGTCGGGGATGGTCACCGTCTGGTTGTGCTTGCCGCTCTCGTTGCCGGCGCCGTCGACGAACGAGTATTCGACGGTCACGTCGCCGTGCGTCGGCCAGGTGCCCTGGATGGTGAACTGCTGACCGGGCGTGACGTCGGCCTCGGCCTTCTGCACGCCGTTGATGTACAGGCGCGCTTTCGCAACGTCGCTTTCCGGTCCGGCCACGCCCTGAAACGTCAATGTGTACATGCTCTCTCCTCTAGCTGAAGACGACGCTCGTGAGCGCCAGGTCGGAAGTCGGCGGCGCCGGCGGCGTGGTGTCGCTCGTGTAGTCGTAGTCGACGCACATCCAGCGCACCCAGGTCGTGAGGTCCGCGAGCTCGGCCGCGGGCACGCCCAGCGCCATGAAGTAGGTGCTGATCTGCGAATCGGTCCACGACCCCATGCGCTCGACGTTCGGGTGCCCGAGCTCGCCGTAGCCATCCTTGCCGTGCGTGTGGAGAAAACGCGAGTGGAACGACTGCGCACCGCGGTTGATCGCGGCCACACTCGGCGCCGGGTCGCTCGCCAGTCGCTTCGTCAGCTCGACGAACTGGTTGCCGCTGTCGTTGCCCGCCCACACGATGCGGCCTTCCTGAATCGCGATGCCCCACGCGTAGTTCGGATAGTCGACCTGGTCCCACGGCCCGTTGCGCAACGTGTTGCTCGAGAGATTGACCGCACGCCCGCCGAGCATCTGCCCGGTGGCGGCGATGCGAAACACGCTCGGCCCCGCCCACAGCGACACCAGGATGTCGCCCGCCGGCCCGCAGGAGCCGTCGACGTCGATCGCCATCGCGCAGTCGTTAACGCTGCTCGAGCCGCCGACGTTGATGCCGCCCGCATTGAATCCCGCCATCGCGGCCGGTGCAATCTGGCAGAACACGCTCACCTGGTCGGTGGCGAAGTCGTACTTCAGGATCGCGTACAGGTAGCGGCAGATGAAGAACAAGTTGCCCGCGGCGTCGAACGCGATCGCCTGCGGCCGCGTGAACGTCGCCGTGGTGCGCGTCCCCGCCTGCATGTGGTTCGCCCGCAGGGTGGCGATCGGCGTCGACGACGGACCGAGCCGCGTGCCGATGCCGAGCTGCGCGTTGGTCTTCGGTGCTGCAAACCCGATGAACACCTCCGCGCCGCTGCCGTCCAGGTTCGCCCGGCAGATGCTGTCGCCGGCGAAGTTGGTCCAGTAGAGCTTCCCGTCCTGCGTCCGGACCTCGCAGTCCCACGGCTCGTTGCAAAGCGCGCTCGGCGTCTGATTGGTGCTGCCCGCGAACGGCACTACCTGCGTCGTGCCACGCGTCGCCGGCGTGCTGTAGCCGGGCGGCGGAAACTGCGCCACGCTCGGCCGGCCGGTCATCGCCGATACGTCCGGGTGCTGCGCCCACACGTCGAGGTACAGGACGCGATGGTTCAGCGTGTCGGTCACCCACAGGTCGAGCCCGTCGCGGTTGTCGAGCGCGCCGTCCGCCTTGCGGAATGCGATGGCGAAGCCCCACGGCTCGTGCATGCGCTTGACGCCCGGCACGCGCGAGAAGTCGCCGACGAACTCGTGCCCGGCCTCGCCGCCCTGCCACACCCGCAGCCCGGTCGTGCGCCAGCCGGCGAAGGTGTTGATGTAGCCCTCGCCGCGCGTGAGCCCGCCGCCTGGTGCGGGATCGCTTGCCGCGAACTGCATATGCCCGACGCGGCCGCCGGTCTCGAGGAAGTACACGCCCTTGCCGCCGCGGCGCAGCGCGAGCTTCGCAACGTAGCCCAGGCATCCGACGTTGCGCGGCCCGTCCCGTTGTAGCGCGACCGGCGGCACCAGACCTGCCGTATACGACCCGATGCTGATCGCGTTGTCGTACGGGTACTTCTGCTCCGGCACCACGATCGCATCGCCCTTGAGCGTCTTCCAGAACCGCCGCGCCATCGCCGGGCGCGTATGAAACGTCCACCGCCGCGCCCACAATTGCGATGGCGTGCCGCCCGCGTACGTCGACAGGAAGTGCCGCTGCGTGTACGGCGTGACCGTGCGCGCCTTCATCGTCGCCGCGAACGGCGGCTCCGCTGGCGGGTAGTCGACTCGCGCCGGGAGCATCGACGCCGGCGGGCTCTCGATGCGGATCGGCGCGACCCACGGCCTCTGCAGCGCCGCCGGGAGTGGGCCAGACGTGTCGTTCACCACGAAGGGCTTCCGCAACACCTGCGCGCCGACTGGCGCTTCGAACTCGAAGTCGGCGACGTGATGGCCGTTCTCGGCCGCCACCGGGAACGTGTAGATGCCGCCAACGTTGCTCACCCAGCCGGTCGCGACCGCGCCGTCGATCAGCATCCGCACCCGCGGCCAGATCGACGGCGTCGCGTCGAAGCGCCAGGCCCAGTTGAACGTCCGCGCGCCAAACACGAACGCCACCGCGAGCCGGTTGTACGACGACTCCTCGCCGCTCGAGGGGCTGGTCGGGACGAAGTACATCGGGAAACGGCGCCGCGCTCTCCAGTGACGGATCGGAGAACGAAAAGCCGCGCGCCGGGCGCGGGCAGGCCACTCGCCTCCGGCTGCGCGCGAGTCTAGACGCCGAGACAACCGCAGGAATAGGCCTAGAACTAGGGCAAAACGGCCTGCTACGCGATTGGCGGTACCGTCGGGATGGTTGGACCCTTGCCCTTGGCTAAGTACACCCTGCAGCCCCCCCAGCGCTGCCGCACGCGGTGCTCGATGGCGGCGAGCCACGCCCGGTCCAGATCCGGCCAGCGCGCCACCAGCTCGCGCAGGAGCTCCGCCACCGGGTCGTTGTGCGCCTTCACTGCCGCCACCGGCTCACAAAACCGCCGCGAGGACGCGCGCGCGGCACCGGCGCCGATTTCGCGGCTTCCGGCTCGATTCCGGGCGGTATGGGTGCGGATTCCGGCGGTTTCGCGACGATCAGACGCGCTTTTTCCTGCTGCCAGCGGCCCGCGCGCCAGCGATTCAGTCCCAGCCGCATCGCCGCGGCGAGCGCGTACACTTCGAGGTCGAGCGCTTCGTTGCGATCCCCTGGCCGCTTGGTCCACTCGAGTACGATGCGCCCCTTCACGTGCCGCGTGATGCGCTTCTCAGCGGTCAACTGCTCATAGTATTCGTCCGGCAGCTCGTCGGAGAAGTGCACGTATCCCGGACCGGGCCGACGCACCCGCAGCCGCCCGTGGATCAGATCCTTCGCGGTATCGGTGCCCACCAGCCACAATTGCGCGCCGCGCGGGGTCTTCTCGCCGCGGCAGTTGATGTCCACGTACGACGGCGGCCCGATCACCGGGCGTCCGCGCGTAGCGTGCCCCTTGACCGCGAACACCCCGCCCGGCACCAGCCCCCGATGCCTGCGACAGAACTGGTAGACCTCGTGCGTGTGGTGGCCCCCGCTGTCGATCGCGCACGCCCGCACCCGCACCTGCGCCCCGCCCTCGTGCGTAAGCGGCCGCACGATCAGCTCCCGCAGACGCTCCCACACCGCCGGCGCCGACGGATCCCCGTCGAGCACCTCGTAACCCACTTGCCAGGACTCCTCGCCCGCACCCCAGGCTTTCTGCAGCACCTCGAGCCGGTCGTGCTGCACGTCCACCGCCATCGTCACCACCACCCCGCCCTCGGGCACGGTGCCCAGCGAGTACGGCTCCGTGCGGTCGGCCAGGGCCGCCGCCGCCACTGACTCGCCGCCCTCCTCCCAGCTCTCGCCCAGCGTCGTGTTCACGAAGGCCTTGAGCTCGGAGGTGTCGCCCGCTTCCGCCTTGCGCTTGGCCGACAGGAACTCGCGCACGATCTGCGACCAGGTCGTCTGTGGCGAGTTCGCCGTCCACACGAAAAACGCAACCGACCGCGGCGGCGGCAACACCGCGCCATCGGCATCGCGAAACTCGCCACCGTGGTCGAGCCAAGCCCCGTCGTCGGCCTCCCAGCGGCCGGCGTGGTACGCCTCAAGGTACTCGGCCTGCGTGTACACCGCACCACAAGCCCCGCAGAGCTGGCGCACCGTCTCCGGGTCACGGTCGGTCCACTTCATGCCGTACGGCTCATCGCGCCCACCCCAGCGCAGCGCGTGTCGCTCGCCGCATGCCGGACAAGGAGAGCGATACGTCAGGCGCACGATCGCTGCGCCCTCGCGCGCTTCTACGAGCGAGAGCCCCTTGGTCTTCGGCGTCGAGCCGATGATCAGCTTCGGGAACGTCGCGCCCTCCACCCGCTTGCGTGCGAGCGCGACCGGCGAGCCCTCGCTCTCCACGTCCGCATCGAACGCGTCCACTTCGTCGATCGCCGCCACCGACACGCTCAACCGCCGGTAGTTCTTCGCCGCCTTCCCGCCGCGCAGGTGCAGGATCGAGCCCAGGAATATCTTCTGCCGCAGCGTGTTCGCCTTGTTGCGCTGGCTGAACCCTGGGAACACCGCCTGCACCGCCGGCACGTCGCGCAGCATCGGCTCCAGCTCGGTCTTCACGAACTCGTCGCTATCCTCATCCGTCGGCTGCCATACCGCCTGTGAGCGGCGGCGATGCTCGGCAAAGTAGCCGATGGCGGCGAGCAGCATCTTCGTGTAGCCGACCCGCGCCGACTTCCGCAGCACGACCTCCTCGATCGCGTCGTTGCCGATGCAGTCGAGAATGCCGACCTGGTACGGGTACGCCGACCAGCGTTGCTCAACGTACGACGACTCCGCCGACAGGTAGAAGTGCGACGCCGCCCATTGCGACAGCCGCAAGTCCACCCGCGGCCGCAGAATAGCGAGCCCCGCGGTGACGTTGGGCTGCAGCGTGTTCACCGGTCCTCGTGAGCGCCCTTCAGCACTAGCTCATACCGCGACACTGCGGTCTTGAACGCCCCGGCCACCACATCATCGGGCTCGCCGTCCTTACACACTAGGCGCGTAATGCGCAGCGTCGGCAGTCCACCACCACGCATGTGCAGCGTCGCCGACAGAATCGGATCGCCGCCCAAACAGTCAATGCCCAGCGCCTCGAGAATCGGTACACCTACCTCTTCCATGGTTAGCACGCGTGCGCGTTGCTTATCACTCATTTGGGTTCCCCCGCCTTGATATCCGCCATGGCGTGCCGCGCCTTGTCGATCTCATCGCGCACGATCTTGAGCATCGCCGGTGTGGCACCCTTCACCTTGCGCTTGATCTGCGCCGGCACCGCATCCAGAATCGCCACCGCCTGCCGCCCGACGTCCGCCAGCGTCGACTCCACCAGCGCCCGCGACACGAGGTCGCCGCGCTTCTGGGCGTTCTCCATCGCCACCCGGTCGGCCTGCTCCGCCGACAACCGCGCACGCTCCTCAGTCAGGTTGTGGCCCGCCGTTCCCGTACTCCCCGACGCCGAGTCCCGCAGTGACCGGATGTACGCCACCCGGATGTCGTCGAGCGAGGACGCGCGCGTCAACTGCAGCCGCTTTAGCCAATCGCGTACCGCCGTGTCCCCGAGGTCGAGGTGCGCGCCGATCTCAGCAATCTTCAGCACGTGCACCCCTTACGCGGAAGTGGTGAATAGAGACAAAAAGCGCGCCGCCGTACCCGCTTTTTCCGCTTCGCGGAAGGACCCGGCACGATTCTTTCCGGCTGTAACATCATGGCCGCGCCGTGCTAATCGCGTCGAACAGCGCGCGAGCAAAGTTGGCGTGCCACCGTGGCTCGACGATCTGGCGCGTGATGCGGCGCATGCCCAGGCGCTCGCGTAGTTGCGTGCGCAGCACGAGCGTGTACATGAGGCGGGTGCCGGTGGCGCGCTTCTGCTTGCCGCGTGCGGTGCGCACACTGCGTGGTCCGCTGCGGCCGCCGAGCTGGTGGACTGCGAGGTACTTGCGGCCATCGCGTGCGGTGAGGATGAAGGGGTCGATGAGGTTCTGGGGCCAGTCCTCCTTGCGCACGATGTCGGACTTGCTACGGCGCGCGTCGAGTGGGACGGCGAGGTATGCGCCGTAGTCGAAGACGCGCTTGTTGATGCTGCGCTTCTCGCCGCCGGTTTCCTGGATGGCCATGAACGGGTCCTTGCTGTAGACCTCGGCGCGCAGGTAGTCGGTGCGTGCCGGCTTGATGCGAATGCCTTGCACGACCCACCGCCGGCGCAGGGTGAAGTTGCGCGGCATCTCGGCGCGGATCGCATCCTGCAGGTCCTGCGCGGTGCGAGTGAGCGCGAACGCTGCGGCGAAGCGCACCTGCTTCTGCTGCGCGCTCCAGGTGGCGAGTGCCACGTCGACGTCGTGCTTGAGCGAGAAGGTCAGCATGGCTGGCTCACGGCGTCATGGTGACGCTGCAGCCGCGGTAGAGCGCGAGCATCTGGCGCTGGGTCTGCGGGGGGTTGACGATGACTTCCCAGCGGTCGAGCCCGCGGTGCAGCCACCAGCTCGAGCGCGGTGGGTCGCCGGACGGCTGCGGCTTGGGTGGCGTGTCTTCATTCGCGGCGTCTTCCTTCTTCGACGTCCCGGCAGCGTCCTGGTACGCACGCGCGGTGGCCGCGTGCGCCTTGGCCCGTTCGATGCGCTCGGCTATGGCGCTCATGCTGCGTCGTCCTGACCGTAGAGCTGCTTGCGCAGCCGCGCGAACACATTCTCGGGCGGCTCGTACCGCGGCGCTGCGAGCGCCAGGCGATGCGGGCCGGCGCGGACGAATTGCCGGCAGAGGTGCACGAACTCGGGCAGGTTAGGTGGGAACTTTACGCCCTCGGTCTTCAGCGATTCTAGCGCCAGGCGCATGGTCTCGAGGTCGAAGCCGTGCAGGCTGTGCGCCCATTCGGCCTTGACCTTGCCCATGTTGGCGCCGGTCCACATGTCGAGCCACGCGCGGCCGTACATCGCCGCCAGGCGCTCGAACAGGCGGTCGACCACAACCTCAGGCGAGCCGTTGCGCTTCGCCGTCGATGACATGCTCGTCACGTCGTTCATCCTGCTCTCCGTAGATTTCGCCGGCGATGCGCTCGCGCTCGGACGTCTTCGTCACCCCGTGCGGTCTGCGCTCGCGCCGTACCCAGTTGCGCCAGGTGGCCAGCCAATCGGCCCGGGACTCGCCTTTGCCGAGCCAGTGGTCGCGGAACTCGGCCGCGACACGCCGTGCTTCCTGGACGGTCCAGCCACGCTCCTGCATGGCCCACAAGCCCCAGTCCTCGGGCAATTCCCAGGCGGGGTTGAGCCTGCTGCCGCGCGCCCGCGCGGAACGGGGTTCACGCTGCTCTCTCCCTTCCTGTTTTTCTTGGTTACTGGCTATTGGCTCTTGGCTAGCATTGCCTTCGCATTGCGTTGGCACTGCGTTCGCATTGCGTTCGCTATCCGGCGGCGGATGCGTTCGCATTGCGTTCGCACCCCACCGAGCCGAAGCGCTGGTGGCCGCCTTGGCCGACTTCTCGCGGTACTTCGCGACCTCTTCGTCGCACCGCTCGTGACGATAGCCGTCCTCACCCTCTCTGAAATACCGCGACAGCACCACGTCGACAGCATCGCGGTCAGCCTTCGAGAGGCAGCGCAATTCGCCGTAGACGTCGGGCTTGCGGGGCAGCGGCTTCTCGTGCGAGTAGTACCAGTCGATTGCCCGGTTGTAGGCGCCGTCCTGAACCATGGATAGACCGACCGTTTTCTTGAGGTAGTCGCCGATGTGGCGCGGGTAGTGGTTCACGCCGCTGAGTCCTATGAGGGATCGAGGAAAGTCCATGCCTACGCCGCGATCTCCGTCAATGTCACTTCGCAGCGCTCCTCGCCGTGGCCGACGATGCGCATGGCGTGCAGGTCGTCGATCTGGCTGTCGTCGCGGTAGGCGCCGGCGTGGGTCAACGCGTCTTCAAGAGCCTTGATCCGATTCGAAACGTCCGACACGCGGCGGTCGGCGAAGTAGAACTGCGCGACGAGCTGCAGGCGGCCGAGCAACGGCTTCGCCCGCTGTTCCTCGCGCCGCATCTGGCCCCGGACGATGCTGATGACCACCGAGCGAAAGCGCCGCTGATCTTCGAGCAGGAACTTCTGCCCGGTGCGGTGGTTGACGCCGTACAACGCATTGACGCTCGGCGGCAGCGGCAGCTCGAACCGCAGCTCGCGCAGCGGCAGGAAGGTCGTCTGCGGTGCCACGCGCGGATCGCAACGCCCCGCGAGCGCCGGCGCATCGACGCCCGCGGGGACTTTCACACTGGCGCCTACAGCATCACGCGCGCCTTCGCATGTGCCGAGGTTCGGGCGCTGCGCTTGAGGCACTTCGTGGCGGTTTCCCCGCAGCTCCCCGCCAGCCACACCCTGCCCGTACTGCTCCCCGGCTTCCTGGGTATCCGTATTCACCACCCGCCCCATGGCGTACTCGTTATCGTGCGCCCGCGCCTGCCCCGCGCGGCGCGCTTCCTGCGCGAGGTAGCGACCAGCGAGATAGGTGCGGTCGTAGCGAGCCATCATGCGAGCAATAGGGAGGATTGCGCCGTGACTCCGCTCAAGTTCTCGCACGCTTGCCGCCAGTACGTTTCCTTCAACTCGACGCCGACGAATCGACGGCCTAGTTTCAACGCCTGGTAGCCCTCGCTACCGATGCCCATGAAAGGCGAGAGCACGGTGTCGGTCGGGTTGCTCCATAGCACAAGCGCTCGCTCGATCACGTCGAGTTGCAACGGGCAGAGGTGCTTCTCATCGTGTCCGCTGCGAGCAGCCTTCACGTTCAGCACGTTAGTCTGATTCACCGTCATCCACACCGGGGATGCCCACTCCTGCCACTGGTCGAGCGGAAACTCCTCCGGCGTATGAGCGATCGGATTCGCGTTTTCGCCAGGCTTGACGAACGTCAGCAGATAATCGGGCATGCCGCCGCGGCTCTTGGCGCTGTCGGATTGAAGCTGTTTGTACAGAAGGCCAACGTGCTTCGTACGCGTCATTTCCACAACCGGACATTTCCAGATCGTCCGCCGCGAGTGCATTACCCATCCGGCGTCCTGGTGGGTTTTTATGACCTGACCGCTGTAGTCCTTGATGCCGACGAGGCCTTCTCGCCATTTCGTCATCGGCAGGTCCGAGCAATGAACTGCCGTCAAGCGACCGGGCTTGGTAACGCGGAACTTTTCGGCGATCAGGTAGGCGTAGTGATCAAGGAATTCTTCATCGCTCGCGCTGTTGCCCATGTCGCACTCCGATTCCGAATACACGAACAACTGCGGGAACGGCGGCGAGTAAACGGAGAAGTCGACCGACGACTCGGGCAGTTGACGCACCACATCTACGCAATCGCCGTGGTACGCGACCCATCCGTCGCCGTGGCTTTCGTTTAAACAGCGGACAGCCATGGCGGCAGCGCTCCGTCGTGGGTAGGGTTGTAGAGGGTGCGCACCTGCGATGTCTTACCCATATTGCGCAGCATCGCTGCACGCATCGCGTGCTTCATCGTGTCGTGGTCATTCGCCTTGCGGTCGATCACGGAACCGATGGATTCCTCGCCCTGCGCAATCGCTATGTGGACGTGAACTGCGCGCTTCTGCCCGAAGCGCCAGAAGCGGCGGACCGCTTGATACCAAGCCTCATAGCTAAACGTACGGCCCACGAACACCGTGCGCGCGCAGTGCTGCCAGTTGAGGCCGAACCCGCAGATCGATGGCTTGGTGACGATCGTAGTGGCAGATCCGTCGGCGAAGGCGTCAAGCGCAGCCTCCTTTGCTTCGATCGTCATTGATCCGCGCACTTCCATTACGCCAGGAACACCGCGTAGACGCTCTATTACCGCGTCCGCTTCGTAGTTGGTATCGACCCACACGACCCACGGCTCCGTCGTCTCGCTGCGCACGAGCTGGACGGCGATATCGGCGCGCTCGCCAGCCGTCTGCTGCTTTACGTCGTGCATCGTGGTGGCAGACACCACGTCGAGCGCGAACAAGTCACCATCAGGTGCGCGGAGCTTCGACTCGACCGCGTGCCGCTCGACCTTCATCGGGGGCAGCGAGAAACCATCATCCGAATCCCCGAGATCGGAAGGCATCGTCGCCATGCGGCACCATGACGCCATCCAATCCCAAAACGCCGTCACGCCGTGCCGCTTCAAACGCCAATTCTGCGAAGCGGTGCTGGTGTCGTTGATGAAGAAACGAGAGAGCATTTCCGCTGACGACATGACGCCGCAGAATTGCGAATGCTGACCAAGCTCCATGTGATCGTTGGGGGCCGGCGTGGCCGTCGCCGACAACCGAAAGCGATGCCGGGCGAACGTGTCGATCAGGTCGCGCGAGGTTTTCCCGGAGAAGTTTTTAAGGATCGACGATTCATCAAGTGCGATAGCGTCGAATTCCGCCGGACGCAACCTTTCGAGGCGGTCGTAGTTGCAGATATTGATCCCGTCTCTGGCGTCTCCTTGGTCCCGGATTACATGCACGTCGTAGCCGAAGCGCTGTCCTTCGGCCGCGAATTGATGAGCCACTGCCAGCGGCGTCAGGATCAGCGCCCGGCCATTGCCTTCTTGCCGCGCATGCTCGGCCCATTCCAACTCGCAGAGTGTCTTGCCAAGGCCGGTGTCGAGGAATAATCCGCCACTGCCAATCCGCAAGAGGAAACGCACGCATTCGGCTTGGTAGGGGAACAGGTGTACAGCTACGTCGTGGACTGTGATCCCGCGTTCCATGGCGCGTGGACGCTTGCGGTCAAGGAAGTCGCGGTAGGCGTCGCTCATGCCCCAGCCTCCACGCGCTGCAACGCCTCGCGCACCGCGCGCGCGACAGCGCGGCCCATCGGGAGCGGAACGCCGTTGCCGAGCGCCTTAACCTTCGCACTGACGGTGAATGGCGGGAGGTCGAAGTCGGCGGGCACACCCTGCAGCCGCTTATGATTCTCGAAGGCGTCAGCGGTCTTGTAGCCGTAGTTCTTGAGGGCGCTCTTCGCCGATCGCTTGAGCTTGCCGCTGCCGCCAATCGCCACCGGCACCGGCCGGCCGCCGCCGGACGCCATCGCGGCGTGCTCGGGATCGGTACGATGCAACGCCAGCGTTTCCACCTGGAACATGCGCTGATAGCCCTCGTGCCCGAACCGGAGCCCGAACGAGAAGCGCCGGAGCCTCGTCGTCTCGCCGCCCACCCACACGTCGCGCAGCAGTTCCGAGCGCACGCCATAGTTCGGCACGGCCGGCGCTGGGGCAGCCTCCACGTTCTCCATGACGAACCACTGCGGGGCCGCCTCGAACACGCACCGCTCGAACTCCGGAATCAGGTTGGGTGCTGTCTGGTAGCCGTTGCGCTCGACGATGTGCCGCAGTCGGCTGAACGCTTGGCACGGCGGACCGCCGATAACGCCATCGAAGCGCCCCGCTGGCGGATGGAACTTGCGCACGTCGCCGCCCCATAGCAAGTCCGGCCCGCGCACCACGCAGAAGCCCTCGGCTTCAAAAGCCATATCCAGAAGGCCGATGCCGGGGAACAGCGAGAGCACGAGCTCGCTCACGTCGCCGCCCCGAAGTGTCGGGCGAACTGGCGCATCTGCTGCGCGTGGGCGCGCTTGGCGGCCATGCGCAAGCGATTGTTCACGCGGGCGCGTGCCTTCATGCATTCCTTGCACTCGTGCTGCGTGCGGCCGTTGCTGCGGCGGTAGAAGCCGTCGGCATCGCGCGTGACGCCGCAGGAGGGACAGGTGCGCATCGTGGGCAATCGATGGGGCGGCGCATCCGGGCCGCCCGTCCGGGTGGCGTGGTCAGTCGTTCGGGTTCGGATCCGGGTTGGCCGCGACCGCCGCGGCCAGGTCGTCGGCCGACGCGTTCATGCGGTCGGCGAGCGCGGTGAGGTCGGCCGGATCTACGGTGGGCAACGCACCGAGGCGCGCAACCTCTTTCGCGAACTCGAGGATCAGGAGCTTGGCGCTCGCGGCCACACCTTCGGTCCGGGTGACGGCGTCGGTCAGGTTCGTCAGATCGATTTCCATGATGGCGATTCCTTTCAGTCGTGAGGATTGGGGTCGGGAGTTGCAGCAACGGTGCTGCCTAGTGAGTCGGCCGACGCGTTGAGCCGCGCGGTGAGCGCGCGGATCTGACTCGTCTGGTCGAGCTGGTCGAGGATGCGGGTGATGAGCGCGCGGGTGTCGGCGTTCAGGCCGACGACCACGTCGACGCGCTCGGGGAAAAACAGCCACGGCATTACCTTCTCCCTGCGCTCATTCGTCGAAGTCCTGCACCAGCGCGGGCTTTACGGAAAGTCGTTTGCCCGCCAATCGGCGACGCATAATCGTGCTCTCGCGGACACCAAGCAGTCGTGCTGCGTCGACTTGAAGCATCCGCTTCCCGTCGACCTCAACGACGACGTTGCGTCGGGTGTTCCGCATCTGAACGGCCCGCGTTGCCCATCGGCAATTGTCAGGCTGGTAATTGCCGTCGACGTCGATGCGATCAAGCGAAGTGCCTTCTGGCCGCCCACCCATATCCGCCAGAAAACTCTCGAAGGAGGACGCCCAGCGTGCGCACACGACAATGCCGCGCGCGCCGTAGTAACGATACGATGCGTTGAGTGGGTCGACGCAACGCTCCAACATGGAAATCCACGAGCGGAACGCATCGCTGAATTCAAGCGTCGTCACCCCGCGCCGCCCCCTTGGTCTACTTTGTCAGACGATGTAGACCGCACACCGTTGGACAACCGTGCAACATCCCCATACAGACGTTGCCGGGTCATGAGGAACATGAAATCGGACAGGGAGCGTTCGTCCACCGCCGCCAGGCGATTCAAGTCAAGCGCCATGCGCTCGGTGACCTTGAAGCACACGAGCTCGCCGCGCTTGCCGTCGTCGGCCATGTCAGGCCACCCCTCCGGCGTAGACTTTCCGGTGCGAACGTTTCATCGACACCGGAGGGTTTGCCATGGACACAGAAACACTCAACGAGTACCTGTTCGCCGACCTCGTCACGCAGTGGGCGCTGGGAGCAAAACAACGCCGCCTCGCCAAGGAGGGAGTCAACGCGCTCGAGGCCAGGACCAAGCCGCTCATCACCGCAGACCTCCAGCAAGGGCTTCGCTCATTGCGGCAACGTCGCGCCGAAGTCCTCGCACTTCTTGCAGCAGAGGTAGGAACAACGCCTCCATCCTGATCTCACTCATCTGTAGTTGCGCCACGGAAGCCCAAGGAGCCCATTCAGCTTCGGTCGCTTCCGCGATGTCGGCCAGGTCCCGCAACCGCGCCTGTGCGCGGGCTAGACGGGTACGCATGGCGTCCCATCGAGTTGTCAACCCCGCCCGGATAGCGGCGACGGCCGCCTCCATCTCCCGCTCGCGGTCGGCGTCGGCCATTAAGCCGCCTCCTGGGGCGGGGCGCGCTCGCCCGGCTTCTTCAGCTCGACGAACACGAGTTCGGCGGCGTTCAGAGCTCCGCCACTCGCCACTGCGAGTTTTTGCGCGAGATCGGTGGAGGGACGGCGATGCCGGTACGCGATCTGTTTGAAGTAGGCGAGCGTGGTCCCGGCGCGCCGGGCCAGGGTTTCGGTCTCGTCTTCGCCGCGCGATTGCATGAACTCAAGCGGGGTCATGCCGGGAATATTAGCGCAACGCTAAGAAATTGCAATACCGACGCGCTAACACTACGGCTTAGCGGTTTGCTATCAAATTGCGTGGCGATGGACGTGTACGAGATCCGCCGGCGCAACCTTTTGGTCCTTGAGGCCGAGGCCGACTCACTGAAGGCCATTGGCGATGCGATGGTCAGGGTGGTACAAGAGCGCGAAGCGTCCGACCGCGCGCCGGACTACCCGAACGTCCTGTCGCAACACAAGGGCGGGAAAAGAATCGGCAGCTCACTCGCGCGCCTGATCGAGGAGGCCATGAAAAAGCCGAACGGCTGGATGGATGTACTGCAAGTCGACGCGGCGATGGAGGCGAAGGAGGCCGGTCAGATCGCCATGAACATCGAGAATGCGGAAATGCGTGAGTCGTGGCTGTCGATGGGGCGCGTGCTGGCGGCGAAAGGCGGAAAGCCAAGCCCGTCACTCCCGTTTGGCGACCTGCCACCCGGGGGCAAGAAGCCGCCAGGCGGCACGCAGTGAAGTGGTTTGTCTACGTGCTGCTCGTAGTCATCGCCGGGTGGGCTGGCATTCTTTGCGGACTCACCGCATTCAGCGCAAAGACCGCCATCCATGAGACCCAGGCAGCGATCTTTCTCTTGATCGTTGCTGTGTGCGCCGCTGGCGTCGGCATTATGACGACCGTGATGGAAATGACCGACCGCCTGCCGAAGCCTCGCCCAAAGCCACCGATGCAGCAGTAGGCGTCACCTGCACCCTGTAGCCCACCGCCATGACCGCCTGTCGGCGGGATTGCTCGCCCGCAAATCTTAGCAAAACGCTATTGACAACGGCTTAGCAATACGCTAATCTCCCTCCATGCGCCACTCCGGCGCGAGGAGGGACGGATGGTCAAGTCTGCGAGCGTCTACACGCTGCACCCGCGGATTCACCTGAGCGCGTGTAGGGCGTGCAACGGCTCTGGGCGCGTGCGCCGCC